CGCGCTGGTTGGCGAGAGCGACCTGACCTGCAATGAAGCTGTCCACCAGATCGCGAGAGAAGCCGCTCTTGACGAGCTTCTCGTAGGACTCGTCCGACAGTGCGCCTTTCTCCGAGAACTCCTTGGAGAATTCACCGAGGTCCATCCCCTTGGCGCTGAGGGCCTCTTGAGCCGCCTTCGCTTCCGGGGTGTCTGCTGCGGGCGTGGTGTCGCCAGCGGGCTTCTGGTCGGCCGGTGTGGTCTTCCCAGTGGAGAGTTCGGTGATGCGACGTTCTGCTTCGGTGGTGGACTTCGACCAGGCTTCGTAGTTGACCTGACCCGTGGTGGCGTCCCAGAACTTCTCGGGGACGTGCTCCGGTTTGACGGGAGCGTCAGCGGCTGGCGTTGCGCCAATGCCGGCTTGTTGGGCGTCGAACTTCGCAGCCATCGCCGCATCGTGCTCCGGAGAGCCGGGGACGGGCTTGGTTGCTTCAGGGGTTACCGCTGGGTCTGCCATCAGTTGTCCTTGCGGTAGGCCGCGTGGGTGGTCATCAGAGTGCCGTACTCGGTCTCGACGGGGAGCGCCTTCGGAGCCTTCGGGGGCTTCTCGGGTTTGACCTCGGGGACCGGAGGAACCACAACGGGTTCCACGGGGGCAACCACCGGAGCCACTTCGGGCAACTCCGGATTCAGCTTGGTGTGATGGATGGGGATCGCGTCGGCCATGTTCAGGGGGCTGGAGGTTGGGCAGCGTTCTGGTCACGCATTGCCGAGCCGAACTGCGTGACCGCATTGGGCCCGAGCTTCTCGACCATTGCCTGCATCTGCGCTTGCTGCTGCCGTTGAGCGGCCTCTTCCGGTGTGGGCACGAGGCCCTTCATGTCGATCCCGCGAGCGGCACCGGCACGACGGATGAAGTCGCTGACGTTGAGGTTCATGCTGATTGCTTCGGGGCCCAACGGAGCGATGTCCGCGAGGAGCCCGGAGAGCTTCGTGAGGTCCTGTCCGCGACCGAGGGCTTCCACTCCGGTGACGATCATCGGGGTGACCATACCGTCGGGCAGGCGGGGGATCTTGCCGCGCTTCTGCATCTGGAGCATCAGCCGTGTCACGAAGGGCAACTGGAGTTCCTGAGAGAGAACCGAGTAGGTTCCACCGAGGGCAGTTTCCAGTTCATTGGCCATGTACCGAATCTCTTCGGCGGTGACCCGCTCTGCATTCCGCTGGATTGCGGTGTTGAGCAGGAAGGCGAACCCTAGGCGCTCTTCGAGGCGTGCGATGGTTTCCAGTGCGACCCTGAAGTCGGCGTACTTCTCGACTTGCAGGACGGTGACATCGTCCTTGTTGCCGGTGCGGACTGCTCCAGAGGGGGCGTTCGCGATGTCCGATGCTTTGGTGGTCGCGTTGGACTTCAGGAGGAACAGCACCTTGGCAGCCGCAGCAGCGCCTTGGACGATGGCCATGGTGAGCCCTTCGAGGCTCTTCAGGTCACCGAGGTACTCTTCGACGTAGCCACGTCCGTAGTCCTCTCCGTCCACTGCGAAGAACCGCAGCGGCATCCAAGGAGACTTGCCAGCCGGGTAGAAGCCGGAGGCTGCCTGAATCGGGACACCACAGACTTCCTGACTGACGGCCCACCGGCCATCCTTCAGGACCACTTGGGTGTAGACGGGGATCGTGTCCTCGCTGCTCTTGCCGCCTTCGGCCTTGCGGGCCACACCGACGGCTTCTCGGTACTCCTCCGGGACTTCCATGAGGGAGATGAACTCCTCCGTCACGAGTTCCAGCATGTTCCCCATGGGGTCACGCTTGATCACGTAGCGGTCCAGCCGGAAGACCTTCAGTCCACCATCGGGGCGCATGAAGAGCAGCGCGTTGCCGGTGATGATGAGCAGCTTGAGAGCTTCGAACATCGGCGTGCGGACGTTGGTGGTCTCGACTTCGGACATCACCGAGCGTTCCAGCCGGTCGAGAGCTTCCTCGATCTGGGCGCGCATGCCTTCCCGGCCGGTCATCTTCTCCAACGCGATCTCGCTGATCACGAGACGGAAGAAGGGACTGTTGGCTGGGAAGACGGTCAGGAGCAGCTTGGCTGCGAGGTTGTTGACTCCACGGGCACCGAGGCTCTGGTAGGGCGTCGGCAGCACTGTGGCCCCTGTGGAGCCCTCAGCGGGCAACATCATGGGGAGTGTGAGCTTGGCGCATTCACGTCCGCGCCGGAGATAGGGGTCTCGGGTGGTCGCCAGAGTGACGTACCGACCCTTCAGCACACCGCTTCCGCTCATCGACTACTGCGGAAGGGCCAAGCCGGGGCTGTCTGCGCCAGCGGTGCTGACGTCCGGGAGCCGCAGCGCGCTTACCGAGGACGCCTTCCTGCGCGATGCAGTGGTGCCACTCTTGCGCGCTGCGGCCTCCTCTGGGGAGATCATGGGCTTCGGCACGTCGGCCACAGGGGGCGCGACAGGGGCCGGGAGGCTAGGTGCTGACTTGGGAAACAGACACATTGGAGTCTTGTTGGGCCTGGGCGAGCTTCGCTGCCAGATAGCTGATGAGCCTCTGCTCACCCGCGCGCATCCACATCTCGTGCTTGTGGACGTCGGGGGACGGCAGGGCGTCGCGAAGGGGATGGGTGGAGCGGAGATCGGACAGCAACTCGTCGGAGAGGAGGTGCCCAATGCGGTCTTGAGGGGTCATCTAGGAACTCCTTGCTACAGTGAGGGATTGCTTCGGAAAAAATGCCCCAACCCATTGAGGGCTGAGGCAAAACTGAGGTTTCCGAAAGTGGCTACTTCAGGGGGTCTGGAGTGGTGAGGAGTCCGCGAAGCCACCACCTGACGACGCTCGCCGGCGGTCCTCCTCTCGGATCTCTTCAGCGGAGCGCTGCCGGCAGGCGGGGCAGGGACAGCTTCTGAGGATTGCCTCCCGGGCGAGGACGCGCGGGGTGATGTCTTCTTCCGGGGTCTCTGCAGTTGGCACGGGGATCGTGTCCGCTTCGAGCCTCTCCTTCGTGAGGAACCGGCCACGCTCCACGAGGAACTCCGGCTCCCTCGGCTCCGGGCGGAACCGGTCGTCCACCGCAGTCCCTTCGGCCAGGTTCTGGAGCACGAAGAGGACCCGAGCAGCGGCGTGGGCCAACGGGTTCTCCCCGCTCTCCTCGTCCTTGTCGTGGCCTTCGAGGTACTCCACGATGTGGCGCATGGCGCACGAGAGGTTCCGGCTGACCTCCATCCCCTTCCGGTAGTTGTTGAAGTCCTTGTACTTCTTGTGCCCGTACATCTGGACACGAGAGACAGCCTTCAGTCCCTCCCACGGGAGATGCGCGAGGGGAACCTTGCCGTCGTCGTAGGTCGCCGCCTTGCCTGCGCTCACTGGTGGTTCCTCCGGAGTTTCGAGATGTGTTGCGACAACTGGTTGAGGTTGTGCGAGAAGCCCTCGGCGTCACTGGGCGGGTGACCATAGGGGCTGAAGAACTTCGTGATGCTGTCCTTGCCGAGACACTTGAGGTGCTCGAAGAGGCACTTGGCACCGACGCTTTCCAGTCCGGGCATATCGCCGTCCCGCTGAAACCATGCGGACTCCATGGCCCACGCCACTTCGTCGCAATCGCTGACGATGTCCCAGACGATGGGGTCTTGGGAGACACCGAACCGGGAGTAGAGGACTGCGCTCCACTTCTCTTCCAGCCGCTGATACTCCGGCAGAAGTCCCTTCAGTGGCTTCGAGACGTCCCCGAGGTACGCTTCCGAAGCGTCGTGCATCAGCCCCGCATACATCGTGTCAGCGCGAAACTTCTCCGTCATACCGATGGTCGCCTGTTCGGCCATCCGCATCACGAGGAGACTGTGGCGGGCCACCGAGTAGGGGATCTTCGTGCCACCGGTGAACCGGTTGATCTGTGACAGGTGGTGCGCGATGTCGCTGAGGACAATGCAGGCCCTCTCGGGACACATCAGGTCCACCCGGACGCCCGAGGGGAACATGCGAACGGTGCTCATCGGTTTCTCTCCAGTGCCACAGGGGGCGGGTTCAGGATGCAGTGGTTCAACGTGATGGCGAGCGCGGCCACTTCCTTCCTCTCCGCTGCGAGGCTGTTCCTCAGCGTGAAGTTGTCGTAGCCAGCCCACAGCATGCTGACCGAGAGCGCGGCCCACATCACTGCGGTGGCCAAGCGGCGGCCTGCTGTCATTGCTGGGGTTTCCACAGGATCACTTCCTTTCGTTTGAAGTCGTAGTCGGTGTGCCTGCAGATGCGGGCCACGCGTGCTTGAACCAGTGCGTCCTCCTCGGTGAGACCCTTGGCCTTGAAGGCTGCGAGCACAGCAGGCCACATCTCCTCTGGGTTCCCCCACGGGGGTGACACACCGAACAGAATCGCTTCAGCCTTCTTCGGGCCCACTCCCGGGCATCCCTTGTAGAAGTCCGTGGTGTCACCCACGAGTGTCTGGTAGAGGTGCCAGTAGTCCGCCTCCTGCTGCTCGATGAGGCGCGGGAACTTGTCCTTGTCGGGATTGAAGAGCCACCCGGGAATCGTCTTCATGTCCTTGTCGATGGACACGATGACCTTCTCACCGGGGATCAGCGTCGGGTGCGTGGAGAGAATCCCCATCACATCGTCGGCTTCGAGAGTCGGACGCAGGTACGTCCGGTGAGTCTTGCTGAGGTAGTCCTTGAGGGGACCGAGGAGGGCGGGCTTGGGCCCACGGTTGCTCTTGTACGACGGGAGGATCTTCCTTCGCCAGCCTTCGTCGGTGGGGCACGAGAGGCAGATCACGAACGCATCGGCTTCCAACTGCGCCTGCAATTCGAGGAGCTTGTCGTCCAGTGCCGGCGTGACTGCGGCCCCTTCCTCCACTTGGGTCATCACGTCACCATCACCCCAGTCCGTCGTCTTCTGTGCCTTCACGGCGAACTGGTAGGCGATGATGTCCGCGTCCAGCAGCAGGGTCCTCACGGGGCCGCTAGGGAACCCGAGATGGTGACCCCACGTACCCTCAGGAGACCGGCCTTCTGTTGGTCCCAGAGCGTCTTGGCCAGCGAGGAGGCCACCAGAGCCGCGAGGGATTCCTTCGCGACATCCGAGTAGCCGCTGCGGTTGACCGTACCGTCGAGGGTGATGCCTTCCGGGGTGTCCTCCAAGATGATGTGGACCTTCATGATCCACCGAAGCCGGCGTTGACCAGCCGCGCCGAGTTGTCGCTGAGGATCAGCACTTCCGAACGGATGCAGACGGCGCGCTGGTCATTCACTTCGAGGGTCACCGAGGATGGCTCGACGTGCGTCACCCGGCCCACCTTCAACTCCGCACGCGAGCTACGCCGATGCACCGCGTAGGCCACGCAGTCACCCTTCTGTACTTCCTGCCCGAGCTTGTCGATCATTGGATTCTCCCAGCGAGTCGTTCTTTGGTTCGGTAGTAGCCCAGGCCCAGCAAGCCGAACAGCAGGGTGAGCAGCGTTTCCATCTCCAGCGAGGGCGGTGCCGACCATTCCCACAGGTTGGCCCCCGCCCATTCGAGGAGGGGCCTGAGGACGAACTGGTAGGACAGCCCGCCACCGCAGACCCAGCCGACATAGGGACGCCAGCCCGACTTGAACAGGTCGTCGCTCTTGGCTTCCTCCACGTTGACTGCGATCTGCCCTCGGTCCCCTTCGAGGATCGCGTCGATCTCCTTGAACTCTCCCCTCTGGGCCATCTCGGCAGCGTTCAGCTTGAACTGCGCGGCGGCAACAGGGTCCGGGAAGAACCGATCAGCGGCCTTCCCGATGAGGTCGAGGAGCCCTGCGACTACGAGTGGTGCTGGCATGAGTGCTCCTAGGCCGCGAGGCCCTTCGGTTGATCGTCGTTCTCCAAGAGGACCTTGAAGAGTTGCTTGGCGGCACTGAGGTACACGATGACCCCCTCGGCCGGGGCTGTGGAGTGCGGCGCTGCGTAGCTGCCAACCATCCGCAGCGTGTTGACGGCCAAGGTGATCTGCGCCTCATCGAACACACCTCGGTACAACTCCGGGACCACGTCGCAGCACGCGGGCGGCTCCTGCCGATCTTCTGTGAAACCCCAGCGGGTGGAGTTGAACAGGGAGAACCGGCGGTTGGGCATTTCGTACTGGCGTTGGATGCCCTTGCCCCACCATTCGCCGAAGTGGGAACCGAAGCCGAGTTCGGCGAGTTCGTGGGCGTGTTCTGTCGCCCATGCACCGAAGCCGAAGTTGTCGGTCTTGCCCCCGTGCGTGAGCCAGCGGTTACGACTGCCGGCACGGATGAACGCGGAGACGCCGCCCACCTCGATCTGCGTGTCCACTCCGAATTCGAACGGATGCTCTCCGTCGTCCACGTTGGGTCGGATGTGGATCAGCCCGTTGCTTCCGTCGATCTTCTCGGTGATGACCATCTCGCGGCGCAGGCGGGGGATCTTGGGGAAACCTTCGAATGGAATCACTACTGTTCTCCTGTCAGCCCGAAGGCCCATTGGCGCTGCATCCACGAGAGACCCGTCTGCGTGACACGCCACTGCGAACCCCACCGGAGATCCGGCAGGGCGGTTGTGATGAACCCCAAGGACGCCGCAGCAGCGACATCCAAGGAGAACTCGCGAGCAAAGTTCGACTGCACCGAGAACGGCCGCGAGTACGCCTGCGACAGGACATCAATGAGTCTCAGCCCATGAGTGTCCAACGGCTGCTTCACCGTCGAGTGGGCAGGGGAACTGGGTTGCGACTCCTGCTTGCTGAATCGCTTCAACAGCCGCTTTAGCCACTGCATGTCCCAGGTCCTCCGTGACTTCGATCTGCCACTCGTCGTGGACGTTTGCGACGAACTCGTAGTCGGTGCCGGGGATGAGCCAGCAGTCAGCCGGCCGTATGCCTGAAAGCTCTCGTTGAATGACATCGCGCACCGCCTCTATGCATTGGGAAGGGATTACAAGGAGAGGACGGGTGTCCCCACGGAGAGCACGATCAAGGATGACCAGCGCGACCTTCATCTGCACCGCACCGGCTGACTGCAACAACGTGTTGAGTGCGGAGTGATCCGAGCGCACGAAGAGGCGACGACGGTCGAGCCCGAAGAGGCACTTGTTCGCCTTCGCGTTCGCCTTCACTTTCTCCACGAGCTTGCTGAGGGCGGGCAGGGCCTGCATGAAGCGGGCCTTGGATCGCTTGCCAGCAGCGCGGGCTTGTGGCCCCTTCCTCTTGGAGATGATGGAGCCGAGCTTCTCGTCACCAGCACCGTAGATGAAGGCGTAGAACCACGTCTTAGCGATGTCCCGCCCAGTCTCGGTCCCGAAGTATTCCTTCAGTGGATCGAGGCCGAGGGCCCGCGCGTTGACGCTGTGCGGATCGGTGCCGTCCTTCTTGTTCCCATCCAGCACCGCCTTGATGTACGCACCAGCATCGAACCGGGCCATGTAGCCAGCCAGGTCGCGAAGCTCCAGCGCAGCCGCATCGGCACCGACGAGGACCTTCCCTCTCGCGGCCACGTAGCAAGCCCTGAACTCCTCACCGTAGGGCGAGTAGTTGGCTGGGGTCTGCGCCACGTTGGGCTTGAAGTGGGACATCCTGCCGGTCACGGTGCCCATGGCATTCACCGCACCATGGACACGACCATCCGCGCCGACGCGCTTCATGACCGCTTCGTCCCCTTCAGCCAACTGCCCGAGCCGCTTGTCGATGGTCAGATAGGCGGACAGCAGTTGCGCCTCGGGATACTTCAGGGACCCGAGGACCGTCTCGTCCACCTTTGGCTCGCCGCTGGGGGTGAACTCTGCTGGCTCCCACCCGTAGCGCCTCTTGAGGGCGATAGCGATGTGGTGGCGAGAGCCGGGGTTGAAGTCCACCAGCTTCACTTTCGTGAGCGGTGCTCCGGCCGTGTAGCCGAGGCGGTCGAGGTCCCGCTTCGGTGTGAACTCACCGTCGTTGAGGTAGAACGGAGGGAACACCCGACGGAGCGCGCTCTCGGCTTCGAGCTTCGCAGCCACCAGCTTGACGTGCAGTGCAGCCGCCCGGGTCATGTTGAAGCAGAAGCCGTAGCGTTCCTGCCGGCGGATGATCCACTCGACTGCGTGCTCCAGTTCGATTGCGCCTGCGCTGTACTCCTCGATCTTCAGGAACTTCAGGATCGCAAGGGTGACCTCGGTGTCCTGAACGCAGTAGTCCTCCATCTCGGGGCACCACGCAGCCCACGGGTCCTCGATCCCGTTCTCCGCGCACCACTCGGTGTAGCCACCCTTGTGGACACCGAGGCGGTAACCCCATGCTTCCAAGGAGTGCTTCTTGAAGAGCCTCCCGGGGAGCTTCCCGGCCCGTGCAAGCCGGGTGTCCATGTCAACGAGGTCTGCATAGATCAGGCGCGAGCAGACCAGCGTGTCAAGGACGGACTCCTCCGGGAGGTCGAACCACGGGTACACCTTCTTGATCGCGGGGATGTCGAAGCCGATGCCGTTGTGGGGCACGAGCTTCACACCATGAGCGGCTGCAGCCATCAGGTACCGGAGGCCCAGCTCGATGGTCAGGTCCCCAGTGCCTTGATCATTGCACCGGAGGACTTCCCCGGTCTCTGTGTTGCGGATGACGAGGCAGTGGATCTTCGTGAGAACGTCCAGCAGACCGTTGGTCTCGATGTCGAATATCAGCATGCACAGTATGCCTTGAAGAGGTCAGCGAAGACCTCCTCCTCAGCATCTGAGTCGAGATCAGCGACGACGATTGTGTGCTCCAGAAACGCGGAGCCGAAGCGGCCAGAGATGGGGGTGGTAAAGGGTTCACCTATGAACATCAGAGGCCCCCCGCAGGACGCACCCAGAGGCTGACGTCGTAGCCTTCGGGATCGATGTCGAAGCGGCGACAGAGGCTGCAGGAGTAGGTACTCCCCAGTCCGAACGCCCGAGATACGACGAGCCAATTCTGGGCCCGCTTCGGGGCACGGCGGCGCGCGTTGGCGAGTGCCCGCTCGATCAGTTCCTTGTCCGATGGCATCATCTCTAGCCCCATCCGATTGCTTTGCTGATGGCTGGGGTGAACCCACCGAGCTTGTTGAAGCAGCGTTGGAAGTAGTCGCCGGCTTCCCCCTGTAGCCTCGGGTCTCCGGTCTTCGCGAAGCGCCACACTGCGGCCATCTGGAGTTGGCCCATGGCGTCGATCTCAGCCTTCAGTTCCGGTGTCACAGGTCTCCCTCCGCGCGACTGCTGTGCTCCGCAATTTCGTCCCTGAGGGCCGACGCTTCCTCCTCCAGAGACCCCACTTCGGCTTCGAGGGAGAACACTTGATCCTCCAAGTAGCCGACCTCGTTCTCCAGCGAGGACACTTCAACCCGCAGCCGGCCGTTCTCTTCCAGCAGCGCCCTCTCCACCGCATCGTCTCTAGGCGAGAGGCGCAGTGGGTGACCGTGAAGGAGATGTTCCCGTCGTCTTGCCGATTGAGGAACTGGTACCGGAGGGAGTCAGAGTAGGCATACAGGTTGAGGTCCCGGTGGCGCATCAGGAGCCTCAACGAGTCCCGATGGAAGTCCTGCTCCACCGCAAGCTGCCACCCGCACTGCTGTAGGTCCGTGGTCGTTGACCGGAAGCCACACCACAGCACGGGTACCGGGCGGCTCAGGATGCGGAAGCTATCCTGTGAAAGAGCCATCGGTGATGCTTTGGGTGAGGTCGGCGATCTCGCGCTCGATGTTCTTGGTGATCTTCCGGCTCGCGATGAGGCGCTTCTGGGCCGCGACGAGGGCTGCAATGGCCTTCTTCGTCTCCTCCTCGTTGACCACGAGGTTGACGGATTCGAGGATCTTCTTGATGTCGATCACGCTTGCTTCTCCTTGAGAATGGTGCAGATGGTCCGGTCCGCGAGCGCCAGTTGTTGCCGGAGGTCGCGTTCGATCTTGATGCCGTCCGAGAGGAGCACTTCGAGGTCCCGGTTGCGCCGCCGTAGTTCTGCGCTTTCCTTTTCGAGGGCCCACGCGGTGGCGTCCATTACCACCAGCGCGTTACCCCGCTCGTTGGCCTCTCGGATCAACTGCTCTTTTGTTGCTCGTGGCACGTAGGCTCCTGTGGGCCTCTGTGAGGTCCCTGATGAGTTCGGCGAGGTGTTCCTTGGTAAGGGCCACCCCCGAGGGGAGCACGAGCCACACTGCGCCCATGTCGCCTCGGGGGACTATCGTCCAGCAGGACATCAGAAGGATGGGCCGGAGGTATCTCCGTCGTCCCCGAAGTCCACCGGAGCGCCCTCAGCGAGCCTGCCGGTGTCCTTGTCGTAGACGAGGGTGACCACACTGCCCGTCGCCTGCCCGGTGTAGCGGTCCTTCAGCACGCGGAAGGTTGTCCGCTGCCGCGCGTTCTCGTCCTCTGCCTGCTGGTCACGCTCCATGCCGAACATGAAGTAGGACCAGAAGCCGATGGTGCGGGAGCCCTTGAAGTGACGGATCATCACGCGTCCGCCTTCCTCGTGGGGCTTGCCCTCGGGGGTCGCCAAGTGAGACACGAAGACGATGATGATCTGCAACTCGTTGGCGAGTGCGGCCATCTCCTTCATGATCTTCTCCAGCGACCCCCGCTCATCGGCCGTGTCCGCAAGGGCGGTGAGGTGGTCAAGGTAGATCACCTTGATGTCCTCGGAGACCGCCATGTAGCGGATCTTGCCGGCCACCACTTCCCAGTCCGTGGTCCCGAAGTTGTCGTAGAAGGTCACCTTCCCGCGTAGCGAGTCGATGGACCCCTTGAGTTCCTCGGTGGTCCAGCTACCGTCAGGCACATGGAACCGCTTGCCGGCGATCTTCCCTGCGATGCGCTTGGCCGTCTCGACCGGCTTCTGTTCAAGGAAGACGCACCCAACGTGGAGCCCAAGGGTGTTCACGTCGAACGCAACCTGCTGCGTCAGGAAGTCCGTCTTGCCCACGCCAGTGCCGGCCCCGAGGGCGTATATCTCCCCGAGCCTCCGGCCATACGTGAGCTTCGTCAGCGGCTCCAGCCACCACGGGTAGCCCTCCACGATGGGCTTGTCGATCTCTTCGATCAAGTCGTCCACCGACACGAGACCGTCGGGGCGATACTCCTTCGCACCCCACACGGCTTCGATCACTTCGGCCCCACGTCCGGCCTGCAGTAGCTCGTTGGCATCCTTGAGGGGAAGCCTTGCGATCTTGCAGCGACCGGGGCGGAACAGGGGAGCGCACTCGGCCACGGCTTCGCGGCCTGGGTCATCCATGTCGAACATCAGGACGACCGTGGCGAACTTCTCCAGCCAGTCGAGGTGCTTCGCGAGCGCCTTCTTGGCACCCTTGGAACCATTCGGGACCGACACCACGGGCCACTTGTTGCCCTGAAGCTGGCTCACGGTCATGCAGTCGATCTCGCCCTCGGTGACCACAACCATCTTCCCACCGTCACGCCACAGTTGCTGCCCGAAGAGCAGCGCGTCCTTGACGTCACCCACCACGCTGAAGGTCTTCTTCGCGGTGCGGAGTTTCTGGGCCACCATCTGGCCGTCTGCGTTGAAGTAGGGGGCCACCTGATAGCCGATGCCACCACGGGAGGCCACCTGATACCCGAAGTGCCGGCAGGTTTCCTCGGTGATGCCCCGCTTCGAGAGTGCTTGGTACTCGCCAGTCAGAAGGGCACTGTCCATTAGTCTTCCTTGTCTACTATTAGTGGACACCGACCCATCTGCTGGCTCGTGGTGGTCACAGGAGAAGCAGTGGCCGTGCCCATCGCTGTAGCGGCCGAGAGCATCTCGACTACCACAGGAGGGACACGGCTCGTGCCTCACGAAGTTGGAATCACTCGTCACGCTTCGGGGGCCGAGGGAAGTGGACCACGTCCTTCCGGCGGCGCATCCGGTCGAGGATGTTCACGGCCAGCGGGATGTTCTCCGGCGCGATCCGGTGTGCGTTGATGGCCTCGAAGGCTTCACGCATGGCGGTCTTGAAGGGAGCGGAGTGGTTCACGAGAGGACCTCCAGTCGGTGAAGCATGTAGGAGCCGAAGCCGTTGTCGAAGAAGATCGTGGCCGAGTGGCCCGCCTTCAGGCTGCGGACGGTCCCGACCCGGCCGTGCGCGAACATCCCCGGGAAGTTGACGCGCACCGTGGAGCCCTCGTGGATCTCTGGGACGAGGGAGTAGCTCGCGTACTTCGCCTTCGTCACCGGGTTCTCCTTGATGAAGGTGATCACCGGGTGGCCCTTCTTGCGGAGGTCATCCACCCGGGCCGCGAGCCGGAAGCAACCGAAGTTCACTTGCGCCTCGACCGGGGTGAGATGCTTGCCGGTCTTGAGGTAGTCGAGAATGCGTGCAGCTTGCGACACTGGGTGTCTCCTTGAGGGGGACTACAGTTGAATCGGGAGGGGCATGCGAGAGGCGGCCGAGGCCACCGACGCTTCCTGCTCCGGACGGGCAGCGATGGCCTGCTCTTGGGCAGCAGCAGCGTCATCCACGGCACGGCGCATGGCAGTCCGGTAGTCGCCCGAAGCGCGGCGCTGCTCACGGCCGGTGCGTCCCTTGGGGTTGTGCCCACGGTAGCCGAACGCGGCCTTCATGCGCTTGAGCATCAGGGCGACCTTCAGTTGAATCGTCCAACTGAACTTCGGTGCCACTACGGTTTCAGCTTGCGACAACTCCGGTCTCCTTGGCCCACCTCCGGACATCGAATCCGGGGCAGTCCGTTGCGTTGTTGGGGACGTCCCGGTGGCCGATGACTTCGACGTTCGGGTGTTCTGCTTGGAGGTTGATGAGCAACTCACCGAGGGCAGCGAACTGGTCGTCGGTGAAGTTGTTCTGCGACTTGCCCTTCTCGTTGGCACCACCGGCCATACAGATGCCGAGGGACGTGCCGTTGACGCCGAGCGCATGTGCGCCAGCCATCCACGTCGGTCGGCCCTTCTGCACCTCGCCCTCGCGGGTGATGACGTAGTGGTAGCCCACCATGCGCCAGCCTTTCTCGCGGTGCCACCGGTCGATGTCCTTGACGGTCACCGCTTGGGTGGCTGGGGTGGCACTGCAGTGGACCACGAGGAACTTCACGTCTTCCGGGGTCACTTCTGTTTCTCCTTGATCCACGCATCCGGGATCAGCTTGTCTGCGAACTGGAAGCCGTGCTTGCGGCACCAGACGGCGTAGGTGGTCTTCGAGCCCTTCGAGATGGGCGCTGCGGACCGAGAGAAGACGAACCTGATGTCCTTCTCGGGGTGCTGCGCCTGCACCAGCAGATGCTTCTGCCGGTCGGCGATCACGAAGCGGCCCTTCGACTCGATGATGATTCCGTTGGGGAGCACGAAGTCCGGGGTGTACTTGTGCTCACGCTCCGGCTTGACGTACTTGATGACCGACTCCTTGGACTCGTACCTCACGGCAACGCCAGCCGCCTCCAGTTGCGCGGCCAGCGTTACTTCGAGTCCCGAGCGGTACCCCCTAGAAATTCGTGGGGTCGTCGGACAGGGCATCCGGCTCACCAGTCACGTCTTCGGGGTCGGCCGGGGCCGGCGTGGGGGAATCCGATTCGGTTCCCTCGTAGCCGTCCTCTTCCTTGTCGAAGCCGTACTTCGCCGCACTGCCACCACCGGACGTCACCAGTTCGTAGACCTTGACGGCATCGAGCTTGAGGCTCGCACCGGCACCGGCCTTCGCGGTGTAGTAGGGATTGATGGCACCGCCGACCTTGATGACCGAGCCGGCCCAGATGGCCGTGGTGGCGGGGATCGGGTTGCCCTTCGCGTCCACGAGCGTGGGGTTGAGGCGCTTGATCTGCTCCGTCTTCCGGTCCTTGTACTGGGCCTTCATGGAGAACTTCAGTTCGACCTTGTCGGTCTCGTCACCGGTCTCTTCGTCGTACACCGGCTTGACGGGGATGTCCGCCTGCTTGAGTTCGGCGAGTTCCTTCTTGAGCTTGCCCTTCTGCTCGCCCTTGGCTTCCGCCATGCGCTTCGTGATGTCGGCCTTGGTGGCCTCGAAGGAAGCAGTGGCAGCGGCTTCGAGCTTCGCGATGATGTCGGCAGCGTCCGCCTTGGAGACCACCACACCGACGCTGTACGTGCCATCGGGGTTGAACTTGGTGTCCGGACGGTTCAACCACGGGAACTTCGCGATGCCCTTGGGGCTGACGACCTTGACCGGGGGAGTGCGTTTCTCGTTGCTCATTTCGTGTCCTTGTTGAGTTGCTCCAGCGCGGCGAGGCCGTCAGCCAGAGAGTCGAAGAATTGGGCGGCTTTGCGTGCATCCTCGGCGGTCATGAGGGGGCCGGGCATCCCTTTGTCCCCATCCAGAAAGACGTAAGCGGCTGGGTCTTTCACTGTTGCTTCACTACAGCGGAGACGGGCAGAGCCCCTCAAGTTGACCAAGGTGGGGGCGAGCCGCGTGTACTGCTCGATCTTGATCACGCTGCCTCCCTCAGGAGTTCCTCGCGGACCTCCCGCTCGACCTTCACCGCATCCATGCCAGCGAAGACCATCATGTGGACGAGACCCATGTTGACCACACCGGTCTCCTCGATCTGCGTCTTGGTCCGACGCCGGAGGTACTCGTGGTACGAGATGCCGCCCTCGTCACCTTCTTGCTCGATCGATCGCTCCATCAGCGGATCTCCTTGTTCAGGTATTCACGCAGCGCCTTGACCTCGCGTGCGTAGTAGGTGTCCGCATCGGTGGCCCGACGTGACGCCTGGTTGGTGATGGCACTGGGGTCGAGCGCCAACTGCTGGGACATCTCAGCGAAGAGCAGGGAGATGCCGGCCACCTGTTCGGCGGGCGTCATGTGCTGCACTGCGCTGATCGCTGCGTATGCCCCCTGCACCGCCTGCGAAGCGGAGACGAAGGGCAGTTGGTCCTTGAAGCTCATGTGGGTCCTAGGTTGTTCGTCGGGTGGACTTCAGGGTCTTGCTTGCTACAGTGAGGGATTGCTCAGAATCCCCCACCACATTGCATGCACTAGTGGATTGATTAGGCGAAGAAATAGTCACTGTTGCGGACTGCAGAAATATCCAAGGAACCGAAGGCTGGGATCGGCGGGACGTCACCGGCCAACTCCTCCGGCAGCGCGGCCACCAACTGGGACCTGAAGTCCCCGAGGACGTCACCACTGTACTGCTGCACGAATGCCTCACGCAGGCACTGAGAGAGCACGTCGATGGCCCCAGCGTGGGCACCGAAGCTGTCGTGGATCATGCTGAAGCTGGTGACACCGTTGTCCAGACAGAGGCCCACCGTGCCCACCAAGTGTGCTGCGTCGAGCGAGTGGACGAAGTTGGGGCTGATGCCAGATGCCATCTTCCTCTTGTTGATCTCCTTCCCCGTTACGTTGAGGGTCAGTTGGATGCGTTGTCCGGTCACGTAGGACTCGATGCGCTCACCGATGACCACTCGGTAGTCCTGCTGCACCAGAAGGCCACTGGGGGCCACCCAACGAACCGGGAGGCCATCCTTGGCGACCACCGAGGCAGCCTTCTGCAGCCACGACATCGCTGCCTTCGCCGCGATCACCACGTTCCCGACGGCATCCCAATTTTTGTCAGCCAGGTACAGGGCGTCCTCGATCTTCAGGTCCTCAGCCTTCGCGCCCTTGCTGCGCATGGCCTTGAACTCCTGAATCATCTGGTCCCTCATGCCGAACTTCGTAACACCATAGGCCAGCGTCATGGTGTTCCGCTTGGACAGCTTCCGGGTCATCTTGCCGACCCACCGCTGTGCCTTCTCGTCCCCCTCCAGTGCCTCCTGATCGATTGCACGCTGTGCTTCCGCTGCGACCACCCCGTAGATGTCCGAGGGCTTCTCCGAGGGGACCAGATTGGTGGCACGCCCACCCACCTCGTCCCGCAGCATCGCACTGAAGTTCTGCAGCCCGTTGCACGAGCCGTCCAGTTGCACCGACAGGTGGGACACGAAGTCCGCCATCGGTTTCCCGGAGCGGTGCCACATGATGAGGGCCGACCACTCACGACAGAAGGCGAGGAAGCACCACGGGGAATCCATGGTGGCCCAGAAGCGGGAGCCATCCAGCGGGTTCAACGCGGACTCAAGGATCTGCTCCTCGTGCTCCTGCACCCACTGCACACGGTCGGTGAACGAGACCTTGTCCACGCCGGCACAGTTGGCACCATGGACGGCCAGCCAGTAGGCCCCGTTGTCACCCAAGGGTCTCCCCTCGGAGAACTGGATGAGGGCCTTGGCCACGTCGTCACCCTGCGGGTTGAGACCAGCGGGTACCGGGTAGATGCGGCCACGCCAGTCCATCGTGTGCGGGAAGTAGATGCGGTCGAACTCGGAGAACTTCTCGGCCACCGTGATCTGCGTGGCGAGGGCGACCCGCTTCGAGGTGAGGCGGGCATTCTCCTCGTAGACCTGTGCTGCCTCCATCTTCCACGCCTTCAGCTTCGGGTCATCCGCAGCCGCATCCTCAGCGAAGGTCTTCGCCGGCAGGGGCATCTGCTCCCGGGGAGGGAGACCACCCAGCATGCCACCGCCTTCCCACACCTCGACCAGCAGCGCGAGCACGCCATTGTTGATCCGCCACGGGGTGGACTGGATGGCGTTGATGGAGCGGTAGACCGCCGGCATCTCGACTGCGTGAAGCTCTTCGAGGTAGTTCGGGTTGCCCGTCTTGATCAGACGCAGCCTGCAGTGCTTCGTCAGGTACCCGCCACGGCTGGGGGTCGTCCACTCGCGCGGAGGGACCACCATCGGGAGGTACACCGGCTCCAACAGGGCGCAGCGAGCGTGGGCCTCATCGAGCCACGCCATGGTTTCCGGAGTGGGCACGAGGACGTAGGGTGTCTGCTTCCGGTTCGCCGGCTGGTCGATGGTCAGGAGCCCGGTGGACTTGGCCATCATGTGGATGAGCATGGAACCAGTGCGGAGCTTGTCGGCCACCTCCCACTTGATGGTCCGGATGCCAGCGAACTTCTGCTGGGCGAGGAGCACGAGGTGGCGGTGCCGGTGGTCGCGGCTGTTGCGGATCTTCTTCATGAGTTGGGCGTGCAGCCGGGGCTCCTTCAGCCGAAGCTCGTCGTGGTTGACCGAGTCTTCCAGCACGCTTGCGATCTGCAGGGCGCACATCTGGAGGCTCACCTGTGTCCGCATGGCGTTGATGGTCGCCTTGCCCACCACGTAGGCCACCACCTTGGAGTCGAACTGCTTGAGGAAGTCCCGCACCACCGCAGCACCCCGGCCCGCAGGACGGGCATCAGGGGCCTCCGTGGTGAACGCTTCGATCTCCGTGGACAGCTTGGTCACCACCTCGCGCAGCATGCGGATGCCGGGGGACATGCTGGCGTCCCCGTTGGTCTCCAGCAGTTGCTGGTACCGCTTGACTCCGAGGTCCCGGGACTCTTGCTCGATCTGCTCTTGGACGGCGATGAGGTTTTGCATTCGATCCACCTGTGGATACTAGAGGGAAACGAAAGACCCCCGAAGGAGTCTTCAGGGGCCTAGAGTTCTTCTTTAGGGACTACTGGGGCAGGGCCCACCGCTACAGTGAGGGGTTGCCCCGAAAAGTTGGGCACATTCTTGGGCACATCTGGACTGCTGAAGGACTCAGAGGCTTGCAAGTCCTTGTTTTGTTTGGCTCCCCGACCTGGGCTCGAACCAGGGACCTGCGGATTAACAGTCGAAAGACTACCGACCCCTATCGTCTCTACCGCAGGGGAACGGTTCGCGAGAGCAGGTGCTGGGACACACTCAAGGGCACGCGCGAGGTCACACAGATCGGGGGCGTAGAGGGTCACGTAGCGCATCGTGGTCTGGATCGACTTGTGACCCATCCACTTCTGCACCCGGAACGCATCCATGCCAGCGGCAACCATGCGGGAGCAGCAGGTATGCCGAAGTGCATGCAAGACGAACTCCGAATCCCCCTGCAGCCCCAAGGCGCGCCGCATGGTGGCCCAGTGGTCATCTGCGGAGTCCACGGTGAGGCCGCTCCAGCCATCTCGCGCCTCCAGCAGGGCACGCACCCGGCGAGTCATCGGCACGCGTCTGGGGACGTCCGCCTTGGTCTCCCATGCGGCCACGGTGCCAGCGGTCTGGTCGATGTCACCCGAGGTCACCCGGAGCATCTCCGACAGGCGGAAGCCGGTGTCCACGAGGCACACCACGAGGTCTGCCATGGTGGCCCCGATGGGCTTGTCCCACGACTGGAACCAGTGGACCACATCGGCCTCCTCCTCGCGCGACAGGATGCGGATGCGCCCGGGGCGGACACGAGCCCTCACCATGCGGGGCCGGTCCACCTTCACTCCCTGCTCCTGTGCGACCTTGAAGAGCACCGACAGCAGGCTGAGGCGCTGATTGATGGTCCCGGGAGCCTTGCCAGCGGACAGCAGTGCCCGCTTGTACTCCGAGACGTCTTCGTGTTGGATCGAGGCGAGCGCCCGGGTGTCCCCGAAGTGGCCCGCGACGTGCGCGTAGTTGTCGCTGATGGTGCGCGGTGACTTGCTGCTACGCCAGCGTTCGTGCTCATGCATCGCAACCTTGAAGGCTTCCTTCAGGGTCATACCGCTGCCCACAGCAGCACGCTTCGGCTGGGCCTCATCAACCCCTAGCTCCTCGCGCTCGATGCGCTCGTGGGCCTTCCACGCGTCTGCCTTGGAGCCTCCGTCCAAGGGGACGCCCGTGGTGGTGCGCACACGTCGCCCCGAGGGGAGCCTGAAGTCCACATGCCAGTACCCGCTGCGTGCCTTGAGCATTACCGGACCATCCTCTCCGTTGCCTTCGCGATCTCTTGGATCAGAACCTTGCCACGCGGGGTCAACTGCACCAGCTTCCGGCGGCGGTACTCCGGGTCTTCGTAGGCTTCCACCAGCCCCCACCCGGGGTCACGGGGCGTCAACCCCGGACCAAGGCGGGAGCAGTGCCGGCTGATGCTGGACTGACCCACGCCCACCCGTTTCTGGATGTCCTCCATACTCAGGGGGCCGCTGGTGTTGCCCACCACGAGCAGGGTCTGTACCTGCTGCGCGGGCACGTCAGTCGTCCCTACGAATTCAGCTACGGTGCTCAGGACTGTCAGCGTAATGTCGATGGCCTTCACGTTTACTCCTGTTGTCGCGATTGAAACTGACCACTACCCAATACG